GGCCTTTAAGCTGTTCTCGAAACTCGTTGAGAGTGACGTGAGCGGTTGGGACTTCTCGGTTACTGAGAAGCTCTTCCGCGTAGCGGAGAAGTTTTGCATAGCCAAAAGTCCCGCTCGCGTGCACCAGTTCTGGCGCAATTATTTCCATTTGATTATGTCTTGTGTCGTCTCCCTCAGTGATGGAGAGGCATTTGAGATCGTCATGGGAATCATGAAGTCAGGCCTGTTTCTCACAGGTTTCCTCAACTCACTGATGCGCAATTTCCTCGAAGTTTATCTCGCCTTTGAGGCGGGAGAGGAGGAGGTCTTTACGATCGCTATGGGCGACGATTGCGTTAGCAACGCAACTACGAAACCCCGAAACTATACCAAGTACGGCTTTCGAGTGCGAGACGTTCGCGAACGCGAGCGCGGCGCAGACGGCAGCTATACGGTTCAGTTTTGCAGCCATGAGTTCAATGGCTCTGGTGGATCTCCTCTTATCTCTTACCCTCGTTGCCTGGTGAAGCTCCTGCAACACAAATATACTGATGAGTTTTACAGACAATTCATGCAGGAGATACGTCATAATAGTCCGGCTCTGAAGGATGAAATTCGAAACTTCCTCACAGAGGTTGGCTGGCTGCCTTTCGAGCAGCAGTCGACGCAACGCATCAAGGACTCGGAAAGGCCTTCGTGGGGCGGAGGCCAAAACAAAACAAACAAAATGTCTGGAGGCAAGAAGAAAGGCAAAGCGACCCGGGCCGATGACGGCCAGGTTAACAATCGCAAGGCAGTAGCCAATCTTGAGCGCCGTCTGAAGCTGGTTGAGGATAGAACTGTTTCTAACAGAGATACTGTTCCGCTCCTGAAGAAGGTTGCAGATGGCTCTCGAAGAGGGGCTCTGAATCATAAGCCCGAATACTTCTTGACTGATATGGAGGCAGCGCATCATGCGTCCCTCCGTGATGGGAAAGCGAGTGACCCTCTCATCAACCACAATATCGAACCGTCCTTGGTTAAGCAACGTTTCACCGGAACTCATAGCTTTAGCTTGTCAGTTTCCCAGGGCACCACCGAGCAAATCAATGTTTGCTCAGTAGCCGGAACGTCCACCCCAGGTAGCAACACTCCCAAAGCTTTTGAGTGCCATCAACTAGCTGGTGTTAATAGCGCTCCTGGGTCTGGTGTTCCTGGGCCTTGCTCGTCAAACGTAGGGACACCCACTGCCGCAGTTACAGGCGGCACAGTCGCCGCAGTCGATGGTTTCGTAACTGAGACCACTTCGGCAGCCGCGGGCTACGTGGTCACCTACGCGCCAGTCACACCTTGCCCGTTCGAGAATGTCGCCAGCAACGGCCGACAATTGAGATGGCAAATAGGCGCGGTGCGAATCCGTACGGTAAACCAGACTACTGGAGCCAACAGGGGCGGAATTGCCTATGTTAGTTCTCCAACCAACGCACTGACGGCTAGCCCAGGCGCTAGCACCGTGAATGCCCTTTCTAATAAAGGCATTTGGAAACAGTATAGGGACATGGAG